AGCTCTCCATGATCTTTCTCTATGACTATGACCAAACACTATATCATGTGTTGCACCATTGGAAACTTGACTTGCTTCTGCCATTTTACCTCCAATCTCTCTACCCATCTCATTAAGAGGTACATGTACAAAGGCAACTCCTTTAATAAAATAAAAATCTCCATATTCAGATATTCCCCAACCTCTACGCCTAAATAAAGTTTCGTATTGTTGTGAAAAAGCTCCCACTACTTCTTTATGTTCATCTTCATATCTATAAAGTCTTAACTCATGATTACCTAAACAGTAATGCTTGTGAGGGTTGATATCTCCCATACCTTCTTCTAGAAGTTTTAGACAATCTTCTGTTGCGTTTATGTCTGCTAGTATAGGTGGTTTTTTTTGACCTTTAACAGTGTGATTTTTATCAAAGGTACTACAAGAATCAAAACTACAAAAGTCACCAATACAAACAAGATAGTCTGGGTTATAATCTCTTATAGCTCTACCAATCCAATAAAACCTTTCGTGATTATCTTCAATAGATATGTGAGCATCTGGTATTACGAAAACTTTTACAGGATCAGAAAAAGTTGTTGGTTGTGCAGATATTCTTACGACAGGTTTTTTATATTCTTCAATAATTACTTGTGGTTTTGTTTCTTTGTATCTATGCCATTCAATAGTCCAATGAGAACTCATCAAAGCAAGTTTTTCAATCTTATCTATTTTTCTCTGAAGTGATGTTCTAGGAATGCCTGTAACTTCTTCTACAACTTTTTTTGCACCCTTTGGGTTATGAGGTCCACCTTTACCTAGAGGGGGATAACCTTTGTCTAATGCTTCGTGGAGTTTCTCTTGTATAAGTTTGAGTTCATCCCACTCTTTATCGTCCATTAGCCAAGCATACGCAATATCCAAGCAATAAATTGTGTAGCAACCATAAAACCTATTGCCCATAAAATATAGTTTAGGCGATCTATATCTTTTTGCATGTGCTTTAGATGGTTGTTTTCTATTAAGTCTAGCTTACTATAAATGTGGAGGATATGCTCTTTAGTAGTTTTAGGCGTTGGTTTGCTCATAGTCTTCTATACATTTCATTAATAAACCTATCTCCAGCATTCTCAAATCTTCATCTATCTTTTCAACTATACGATCAATCGCAATATCACAAGTATTATAATTTGTAAATGTTATGGGTAATTTTCCACCATAACTGCAAAAAGGTTGTATTGATATATTCAGTATGCAAATTATGGTATGAATAGTCCACATTACATATTGCTTAAAGGATTTTCTAGTGCAGATTTTATTCTTTTATCTATCTTTGTTTCTAGTTCAGTCATGGCTGATTCCAACTTATCCGTTAATAATTCCATGTCTTCCTTCATGTCCTTCGTGGTATCTTTTAAGTCCTTCATGGTTTCTCTTGAATCTTCTTTAACTTGTTGCTCAACATCTTCTACTATACTTTCTATTCTTCTTACATCTTGCCTTAAATCATTTTTTAATTCATTTGCTACATCTGAAACTAATTCTAATTCTTGCAATAACATAGTCATTTCTTGTTGAAGCATTTCATTAGATTGATTTAATAACTCTAATCGTTTATCAAAACCACTTAGATCTGGTGATTCAAAAGATGATATGCGATCTTTCATATCTAGGTAATCTTTATAAAATTCAAAAGCTCCCCATAATCCACCACCTAAAGTTGTTAGTGCAGTTAATATGACAAATATTTTGCCACCCTTAAACTTCAATCCTGCAAACTCTACTTCTGCCATAGCTATTCCAAATCCGTCTGCCATTGACTATTAATTATTTCTTCCATACGACCTTCACTCCCAGCAAATAATATATATCCAGCTATATTATTATCATTGATAATTGCATCTGGTAAAGACATATCTGAAAAAAATCCTTCACGATCATTTAGTTGTTGTTGGCTTTCAAAAAAAGATTTACTATTACCTAATACTTGCATAACGATAAGAGTTTTAGTTTGATTCACATCATCATATCTTTTTTTATCATCAATCTTTTTCATAATTTTTTTTACAGCTTTTTCTTTAGATGATTCTTGTTTCGTATTTTCTTCAGCTACTTCTTTTTCTTGCTCTTGCTCTTTCGTTTGTTCTGGTTTTTCTTCTTCATCTTTTTTTATTTCTGGTTGAGGTTTTGAATCGTCATCTTCTGTTTGTGATTCTTCTGTTGTTGTTTCTTCTTCTTGGGTTTCTGTCTCCACCTCAGGCGTTTCTTCTATGGTTTCTTCAATAGTTGTTTCAATCTCAGTTTCTATTTCCATCTCAATATTTTCAATATCAACTTCTATCTCAGCGATCTCAATCTCTGCGATCTCAATTTCAATAGATTCATAACTTGGCTCATCAATAACAATAGGCTCAAAAGACATACCCTCATCTGTTTCTATAGGCGTATTACTTTCAAAAATATCTTCAACAACATTTATTACTTCTTCTGGAGCATCAATATTTAATGCGACAAACATTTCTACTGAAGTTATTGATTCGGTGATAATGGTATTGATAGTGTTATACAAAATGTTAATGCTGACGTCATCAAACAAGGGTCCGATTCCTAGATTGATATCTCTACCTCCTACTTCAATTATAACGCTTGTTATAGTTCCAGAAAAATCAAAACCACTTTCATAAGTTTGATATCCACTAGCTGTACCACTTGCTGAGAGAATGTCAGTTCCTGAAAATACATTTGTGTTTCCATCTTTACCTGTGATGTGCATATAGATAGAATCAGAGGCGTCTCTTTTATCAACTACGATTGAATAATTAGTTCGCCCTCCATATTTGATATTAAGATCTGATACATTTACAGTTTGTATGAAAGTCGTTCCCATATTAGGTACGCCCATAGTTGATACTGAATTACCTGAGCCAGTAATTTGTGCACATTTATCAGTGCCTAAATTATAACAGTTAGAACCACTAGGCATATTAGCAGGTCCTTGACCTCCCCAATCTATAGACATATTGCCATCTTTTGAACCAACTACAAAACCATTATCGCTGTCTAAAATATCTCCTGAATCTTCATTAGTTACTGTTGTAGTCGTTGTTGTTGTTTCTGTTGTTGTCGTAGTTAGAATTCCATCTACTTGAAACTCTACTTCTTCTGTAATTATTTCTTCAATGATTTCTTCTACAGTTGGAGAACATAAACCAACTGTATCTGTAGAACAATCTACAGCTTTACTAGAAGATGAAAGGAATACCGAAAACAGTAACGCCTGTATAAAGAGCCATACCATAGAATAAAAATTTTCCGAATTCATCATTACCTTCTTTTACTTCAACTATTTCTTTTTCATCTAATAAAAAACTACCTTCTGGTATCAAGTGTTTATTCATAAGCCATTCTTCTTTTGCTTCTATCCCAATCTTTCCATTTATTGGTGGATATGTACCAGCACTCCACATCGCATCAAACACTCTATAATCTTGTGATAACAAACTAACAGAAGCTACTTTCATGCCCATAGAGTACAAAGATCTAGCAAGTTTAATACGTTCACAGTTCTCATCTGTAATAGTTATGCCAGAGGCTATCCCAAAGACTTGGGTCTGTACGCTCCCTGACGAAGCACTTTTACAAACATCTGAATTATTAACAACTACGCTAGGAGCATTAGCAGTACTTGGCGTTGAGGTTACTACAGTTGAGCTGACTGTGTTTGTTTCTGCTTGAATAGAATAACTAAATATTATTAGGATAGAAAAGAATACAAGGAATAAAATATTTTTCATTCTCCACAAATGCACTCTTCTTCTTTGAAATTACAATCGCAAGGTTTCACAGTTTATCCATTTCTTCTTTTACTTTAGTCCAAGTAATTTCTGAATGTGGATTTGTGTCAGATAATATTGAAATTTCATTTTCATCTTCGCCAGTTTTCCATTTGATAGTTTTGAAAGTTTCTTCATTAACAACTATATTATCTCCGTCATAATCAAAAGTATATTCAGCATCAGATTTTAAAGTTGTTATTGCTTTATGTAGCTTGTCTAAAATTTCCATTATGCACCCAACTCTTGTATAAACATATGCCCTCTTTCATGATTTGTGTTTCCAGAAACATCTTGGCATTTAAAATAAAGTTTGTAAGTGATTACTTGACCAGCAGTATAACTTAAATTTGTATTGCCACCAGCTCGGTCTACTTGCATAAAAGTAAAACATTCATGTCCATTGAAACCACCACTATCATTTGCTCTAACATGATAATTATTTCCAATAGCATTAAAACCACCACCAGCAACATCACGATACCACCTAAAATAAATGTGTGATGCACTACTTGGTAATGATGCTTTAGTAATTTGAGCCATAACTAAAAACTCACTATTAGCGGCTGTACTTGTAATACTGTCAGTTAAAGTTGTGGCTGTATAAGAAGTAGTATTAGAAGAAGTAGAAGTTCCATCATTAAAAAATTCATGATTTAAAAGTTTACCTCCACCAGCACCAGTGATTGTGCCTGAAAATGCAAAATCATCTGCTAAGTTTATTCCTCTTGATCTAGTTTTAATTAATGCCATTATTCACTCCAAACACTATGAGTAAGGTTTCCATCTTCGTCTCTTGCCAATAGTTCATCATACTCACTTTCACTTGTATATGTTGTTGGAATATCACGCAATCCTTGTCTCCAATTCTTAAATGATGTTGAAAGATTTGTGCCTTGTTCTTTTGCACTTGTAACTTTCCAATCAGTTTCATTAAGTTTTTCGTTTCTTATTCTTCTAATTTGTGAAAGTTTTCTTGCTGGTTTTTCTGCATCAAAAATTGCCATTTGTTCATCATATGCTTTTTGCTCATCAGCAGTCATATCTCTTTCTACTCCATTATATAATATTTTACCCATTATATTACCAATCCATAAACGACATAATACATACTGTCTAAGTTACCTGTATTTGTTAAAAATCTAAAACCTGTAACTGCTGTAGCTGAGTTCCATTCAGCACTACCCGTTCCAACAACAGTATAATTTCCTGTTCTTCTTCCACCTGTGTGATAATTAAATCTTGTTTTAAGAGTTGTACCTGTTGGATTATAAATAGTTCCCTCTAAAGCAAAATGTTCATCATTGTCTTGCCTAATATCTTCTCCAATTAAATTCATGTAGGTTGCTACACCACCATTATTAGAGCCACTATTACCAGAATAATATCCATTTATTGCATAGTGATAAGCACTACTTCCAGCTTGTTCAGTATTTGTGCCTGTAAGCCATCTCATATAAAGAGCAGTATCTGAAGCTGTATTTACATCATAAATATATAATTTATAAATTTTATATGTAGAAGTAAAACAACCAGCAACATCAACATAACTTACACTTCCACCTGTTGTATTACCAGAAGCTATTTTAACTAAACTTCCACTTGCCTCAGCAAAAGATAATTGTCCTATACCTGTTGTTCCTGAACCACTTACACTATCAACTTTTAAAAATCTATCAGCAGTAACGTTTCCTGTTGGTAAAATTAATTCGTATGATTGACCTGCCGAGTGTGCAGGACTAGATAATTTTACTCCGTGGCTATTTTGTGAGCAGTTGAGCTGAATCGTGCCATTTTCTGAACTGCCATCGCCTTTGACAGTAAGACCTGGAGTAGAACTTGTGCTTATGAGATTAAGTTTGTTGTTTGTGATAGCTGAATCTACAACTGTAGTTGCTGTTCCTACATCATTTACATTACCTAATACTAAAATAAAATCTATGACATCACTTGAAGTTAATGCACTAGCAAAAGTTAGTGTTGAACCTGAAACAGTAAAAGAACTAACAGGAGCTTGTATTGTACCATTGAGAGATACGATCATATGATTAGCACTCTGAGGTTCAAAGTTCACAGAATTTTTTTGCATAGTATAACTAGCAGTTGCACTTGTCGTTATGCTATCAAGCAAGACGAAATCGCCTGATGTTGGGGTTTTCCCTATAAATCCCATTATGGTTTACTCCATACTGAATGAGTTAAATTACTATTATCATCTCTAGCAAGTAAATCGTCATAGTCTGCTTCAGAATAATCTTGTGGTATATCTCTCATTTTTTTTCTAAAATTTTTCATATCATCACTCAAAACATTATCTGATAAAGCAAGATGATCTGTTTCTGTAAGTTTTTGATTTCTAATTTCTCTTATTTCAGAAATTTGCCTATTAGATTTATTATCATTCCAATCTTTAATTTCAGCATCTCTTATAGATTTTTCTTCGTCTGTCATATCTCTCAGACCAACTATATTGTCAAAAATTTTGTAAGTTTCTTCTGCCATTTTAACTATCTACCATTCCATAAACTTTTATTTGTGCATCATTAATATATCCACTTGAACTAACTAATGCTAATCCTGTTACTGCTTGTTGATTATTCAATAATAAACTGCCATACCTTGCTCTTTCTTCGCCACCACTATGCTTGTAACTTCCAACAAATGTCATGTGAGTTATGTCTGAAGAAACATTAGGTGCATAAATTGTTATTTCACAAGCACCCGCTGGATAATCTGTATTATCTTGACTTGGTGTATTTTCAAAAATTCTCCAATATGATGCTTGCGTTTGTGTGCTTGATTGTTGTGAACCTGAGTTATTTATTCCTGATAGAACTGTATACAATTCTGTAGATGCTGAAATATCTCCTGATGAATTTCTTAATTTTAATCTTATATCTGCTGTTTGTGTATTTGATGTTGCTTCAATAAAAATTCTATAATTTCTATATGTAGAAGAAAAAACGCTATCAACATTTACTTGTGCTGTGTTTGTTTGTACAACTGATGCACCACCTACATAAACAAATCCACCACCACCTTTAATGTAAGAGTAATCCATTCTTTTAAGTGTTCCAGCATCACTTATTAAAAACTCGTCTGTATCTGCTGGTTCTGCACCTAAAGCACTTAATCCTGTTATTACAGTTGGGTCTAAATGCTCTTCAGAAATTGAATTATCAGCTATTTTATCAGCATTGATAATATCATTTGTAATATCACTTGCTGTTAATGGTACTGAAGCTGGTTGTACTCCTATAAATCCCATATTATGTAATCTCTAATATACTTAATGTTGCGTCTATTTTTGCCGCTACTGAACAATCAATTTGTAAAACGTCAGTTGCTTGCATAACTATTTTACCACCTGTCAAAACTTCAAGAGTAGAGTTAGCTGGTATTGTAACTGTTGAAATTAATTTTACGTTTTCATTTGTTTCTGTATCTGAAGTATCTGATTGCATATTTACTGAGGCTGTTACCGATGCAGTATGAACATTACATAATAACAAACCAACAATTATTGTTTGAGTAGAACTAGGGCAAGTATAAACAGTTAGTGGCGTTCCAGCACTTGCTGGCATAGCCGCATTTGTTTTTACTTTAAACGTGTTAGCCATTTATCCTCCTATCCTAAAGCGATTGCCAAAGCAGCCGCTTGTGGGTCAGTTTCTGAAATCGTTCCAGTTACTGACATTGTACTTGTGATAGCATTACTAGAAATATTGATTTGAAACAACTCAATATTATCTGAACCATCATTTATTTTTACTTTAAGAACTCCACTCGTTCCATTATCTACCCACATTGTACCTGTCGCTACTGATCCTGGAGCTGAACTACCAATATGCATTGTGTTAAATGCTCCCAGAATATTATTGAGTTCAGTACGAAAAGAACTGAATCCTTGGTTAGCAAGTGATACATCTGAAACTTGACTCATAAATGTTTTATAAAGTTTTATGAAGAACTTTGCAACCCAAAACCCTTAGCAATATAATCAAAAGTTCTATCAACTGCTGATCCAGAAGAATTAACAAAACTTATGACAAATCCACTAGTAGTTTTACTTGAAATAGTAAAAATATCACCTGTCTGCATATTTTGAGCCGCAATACCAATAGAAGGAACTGATTGAAAAGCATTAGCATAAGTAACAGTTTTTGATCCTGAGCTTGTGGCTACATTACTTTCTCCAATCGTTCTTTCTTCCATGTTAAGTTTTATAGCAATATTTTTTACATTACTTGAAGTTTGGCTGTCATCGTTAGTAAGTTTTAATCTAAATTTAGCGAATCTAAATTTAAAAGTAGCTGATTGTGTAATATCAACAAAGTTAGTACAGTTAGCTAGTGAAGTAGTGGACGTAGCAATCTGTACTCTATGAAAAGCGTGTATTTGTTCTGTGCCATCAAAAGGAGCTTTGGCTTCGTCAAAAAACAATGCTCCACGACCAGAATCAAATTTATCATAAGGGTTTTCTGCATCTAAAGTTATTGTTGGTTCAATGTTGCCATCAAATATTGCATCTAAAGATAAAGAGTTAGAGAAGTTATAAAAACCTTTTGCGTCTCTATTAGTATTAAAAAAAGTTGGATTAGATGTATTATCTGTACCTCCTAAATCAAAATCACCTTCAGGAGAATCAAAGTTACCAGACGTATCATCAAAGTTAGTTACAGTATCTAGTGTTAAAATAACATCGCCAGATTCATCAATCTTAACAGCTAAAGGAAAAGTAGAATCCATTTGGCTTTGTGCTCCTACAATATCTGGTGTTTCAGTAAAAGTTGATATTTGTTTATATGCTTGTATATCTGAAATATTAGTCGTTACGATAGTTGCCTCTGCAGAAGTATTTGAATTTTTATCTACAGCTTTAATAAGATACGAACCAGTTCTTGCAGGAACAATAGCAAAATCACATTTTCTACGAGTACATCTAACAAGGTTTGTTGAGTTTAACCACTGTGCACCAGAAGTTACATTCTGATATCTTATTTCATAAAAACTAATATCAAGATCAGATTGTTGGCTAGGAGGTGTCCAAGTTAATTTCATGTGATCTTGTCCGTGCATTTCTATAGCGAAATCTTCTACATTGCTTGGTACTTCAACTCCACCTACTATAGTTCTAGATGCAGAAGTATAAGGAGAGGCAACGCCTAATGTGTTTACTGCTCTAGCTCTAACATTATAGACTTCTCCATCAACTACGTTTAACATTTCATAATTAAGTTGTATTCCACGACCTATGACTTTGAAATTAGTTTCAGTAGATTTTTTTGCCTCTACTTGATATTCTCTTACGAACTGATCTGTACTAGCTCCGACCAAAACATTTAACCTAGTGATAACGATACCATCTGCATATTCAACTAACTCATCACTAAGAGTTAATGAGGCTGGAGCAGTTATAACATTTGGATTAGCTAGTGATGTATCTGGTATAGTTGGTACTGCTGATTGTGTTGCAAATGTGTAAAAACTATCTTGATGTTCTACTAAAGTTAAATTCACTGTTTGATCTTTTCTAATCACAACTCCAACAACTCTAAAAGGTTTGTTAGAAAAAGCTGGAGTAGAATGAGTTACATTAACTATATCGCCTATAACTAGGTTCATTGCTTCGCCTGTTGCTATCAGAGATACTCGTAATCCGTTTCTTGATCTTCTTAAAATTATTTCAGCGTGTTCTTGTGCTTGATGAAAACTTGTAACTGTTTGTAATGTGAACCTACCTTCTAAAAGTTCTCCACCATCTGCAGTTTTCATAGTTGCGTGTTGATCTGCAGAGGCGAGAGAACTATCATCATTAGGAGGGAATGAAGCTGTATTATTTCTATAATTCAAATCTATATCAGGGAAGTCTATAACAACTCTATTATACTTATTTGTTTTATCTTCTGATTGTAATTTTATACCACCGATAATATCGCTTTCATCTAAAGACAAAACACTAGAGCCTGTACTTTCAATGACTAAATGATATTTACCACCAGCGTAAGATAACAATCCACGACAACCTGTTAAAAGTTCTCTAAGGTTGTTTAATACTTTGTTTTTTGTTTCTAATGCTACATTGGTATCTATTAAGTTTATAGTATTACCACTAGAGCTATCAGTTGGGTCTGTTACTGCTGATCCTGTTGGAGTTATAGTTGTATCTGCAACTTGTGAAGCAGTATAGAAACTAGGTATGTCTATGTTAGCTAATGGTACTCCTTTACCAAATCTTGTATTTCTTAAATAATCAAGAATAACAAAAGCTGGATTAGTTGAATATTGATTTGTAGTTTCAGTGCTTGAACTATTGAATGTAGATATTTTTCTACCTTGTATTAATGCATTGATTGTTGGAACTCTTGAAAATACATCTGGATTGAATCTTAATCTTAATGCGAGATATGTTACGCCTCTAAGTCTATGATTACTTGTCCAATTAGAAAGAGCACCATCTAACAAAGTAGAAGCAACTTGATCATCATCACCATCAAAAAACTGCATAGCTACATGTGATTGATTTGTTGTTGATCCATCATCATTTTGTTTATCTGCAAACTTACCATAGTATAAAGTTTGATCTGTAAAACTACTAGGCGATGTTGCACCACTGCTATCTGACGTATTAAAGTCTGTTACCTCTATGTCATCTAAAAAAATTTTTTTACAAGCATTTACTTGACCCTCTCCCATAGCTAAAGCAATATATAGGAATTCATTATTACTACTAGTTTCAACAAAAACTAAAGTACCACCTACACGCCTCATACCATATATTAAAGGTAGTCCAGATGAACTTGATTGTTTGTTTACAAGTATTGAATCTGTTCTAGTTGTTGGGTCATTAAAATCATTATTAAAATCTGGTATATCAGGTATAGGCACAATCCAAGAAATTACATCTGCTATAATATCTGTTATGCCTTCAAATACATCTTCAACTATGTCTATAACATCATCAACAATAGGCAAACCTGTATCTGGTAAATCACACATTAATTAAGTCTCCAATTTTTACCCATCTCATCAAATCCTAATTTTTTTAATACAGGGTCTAATTTTAATTTAGTTGTAATAGATAAATTGATAGGATCTTCTTTTGCGATCTTTTGCACTCCTCCTAGTAAATTTCTAAATATAGTAAAGTTTCTATGTTCAGGTAATACATAAATAAATTGTATATTAAAAATATGAGCATCGCTCCACCAATATTGGCTTTTGTAAAAACCTACTGCTCCAATTATTTTATCTTCCTCATTAATACTACAACAAATAATTTTTCCTTTATTTAGTAACATATCTAGCAACTTGAAAACTTTACTTTCAGATAAATCTGGTAAATCTAAATCTCTTAATTCTCTTTTAAATTTTTTTCCTATTTCAAACAACTCGTCTAAATCTTTTTCTTCTGCTTGATAAAATCTATAACTATCCACTGTTACCCCACTTTAAATCTTTTATTATTTGATCTGCAAACTCAAAACCTTTATCTCCACTAAAAAATCTTTGTTGTGTTGTGTTATTTGTAATACGACCATTCACTTGACCACTATTAGCAAAGTAACTTTCTAAATCTAATTTAAGAACAGATGTAGTTGTTGAATCATTAATTTGAAATGAATTTATAAAACCATGATAAACTAAAAAAGGATCAGCTATGATTGAACCAGAACTATCTAAAAAAGCTCTAAATATTTTTACCTCATCATGTATTACGTTATTGTTTAGAACTAATGCAATATAAGTTTGATCAACTCCTGTAAGTGTTAGATTTAATCTAGAAACTTGTACGCCTTGACTTTCAGTTACATTAGAAACATCAAGCAAAACTCCAGACGATAAGTAAGTGGTAGATGAACCAGACACACTTGAAGTCAAAGGAAAACTATTTTCTGTGAAAGCTAGATTAGAACTACCTAAATTTATATTTACTAGATGAACAGCGTTTATGTTTTTAGTTGCTAGTTCTGTTGTTACTGCAGAAGTAAGACCTCTTGACATTAGAAAGCCTCAATAACATCTATCTCATAATTAAATAATAATTCAGAATTAGAATCAGATTGATTAGTTATAAACTCTTGAATATCACTATTTAATCTTACTGTTATTGGCACACTATCAAAAGTTATTGCAGAACCTGATACAGCAGATTTTAAAGGAGGTTCAATAGTCAAAGTTCCTGAACTAATATCTGAGTTATCTTCAACGACCATGTATACTTTATTATGAGAAGCAAATTTAATTAAATCACCAGCTAAAAAACTTCCTGATCTAGTACCACCTAAAGTTATGGATGTAGCTCCAGCACTAGCTGTACCTGTTGGACTACCAGCTACTGTGCCTCTAGCGTTACCGATATAGCTAGGCAAAGTAATTGTAAAAGTTTCTTTTCTAGATCTTTGTTTCATTATGAAAGCCATAGTAGAGGCGAACTCTGATCTAGATTTTACAGGATAAGATAAAGTAAAACTGAATCTTTGTCCGTCTATTTGTCTAGTAAACTGTGTTCCATCATCTGCTGTTGAAACTAAAGTCCTTTGATTAGTTCTAAAGTTTATAGCTTGGAAATCTGTTAAAGGTAATGACCCACTCATACTAGTTTAGCTCTTCCTTTATCTGTTACAGCAGTATTGATTATGTTCACTATTGTTCCTCTTTCATTATTTAATAAAGATCTAAAACCTCTAGTATCAACTGCATTGATTGTAAAGTTAACATGTACTGTTTGTGCTCCTAGTTTATTATTAGGTACAATATTACCTCCTTGATCTGGTACAAATAATTCTGGTCCAGCTTCTCCAACTATGAAAGGTTTATCTCTATCAACTCTACCTCCTAATCTTCTACCTGTATATTGTGTTTTTGCAATCGTGGCTACTTGCACTGCTCCCAATCCAGCAATAATCCCAGCTAGTGGAATACCTAAAGGTCCTAGTGCTAACGCTTTATTAACACCAGCCGCAGTATCCATTATAGCTTCTTTAATTCTAAGTGCTTTGTTTAAAGCAAAAGCAAGTTTATTATGTTTTGACATTTCAGATAATAAATGTCTGCCAGATTTTTTTGTAAGTTCTAATCTTTGTTCTTCGCTTAACTGTTGTAAATTTAATTGACTAAAATTACCTTCTTTTATAATTTGTAATTGCTGTCTGAATCTTTCCTCTGCTTGTCTTTTTCTCTCTGCATCTTGCTTCGCTTCTTCTTGTATTTGTTTTCTTCTTATCTCTAATAATTCTTCAGATAACTTTTTGTCTAACTTAACTATACTTAAATTAATTCTTTTTCTTTGTTCTACAGATAGTTTTTGATTTTCTAATTCTTTCTCTAATATGTCTCTTTTCTTTTCAAATGCAGAAACTAACGCTTGTTCTTCTGTCAATAAAAAATCTAATACAGATTGTGTTTGTTTACTGAATTCAACAGCTTTTACTTTCGTTACACTTTCCTCGTTCTTTTTTTGTTCTTCATTAAGTTTATTAATTTTATTTTGTACAGTTAAGATAGCATCTTCTATTTGTTTAATTAAGTTAGCTGTATCTTCTGGAAATAATAATCTACTAAATAATCCTGAGAAACCTTGTATACTTTCTAGATGATCTTCTAGTATTCTTAAATTAAGATTGAGGTTTTCGTTACTCTTAGCAAGTTCACTGATATTTTCTGAACTAGCAAAAAAGAATTCATCTAGTTTACTCATATCTGTAGCAAAGATATCAAGTATTAAAGTAGTCTCTTCTAATAATTCTTTATACGCTTTAGTAACTCCTAATGCCTCTCCTAGTTTTACAACTGCTCTATCAAAAGCATTACCAAAAGCAGTTTCTAATGAATCAATAGTTGCATCTAATTTTTTGAATTCATCATCTAATAGAGTTGCATTTTCCAACATCTCAAAAAATACATCTGCAGTTAATTTACCAGATAATGATAACTCTCTTAATTTACCAACACTTATACCTGTCTGTCTAGCCATGATAGATAGAGCAGGTCCAAGACCTTCAACGATTGATCTAAATTCATCGCCTCTAACAGTTCCTGAAGCCATCGCTTGACCAAACTGTCTAATTACTGCTTGTGCTGTCATAGTATCAGCTCCAGCTAATTGTAGAGCTTTTGACAATCTATTTGTTACAACTAAAACTCTTTCATCAGATACGCCTAATTCTTCTGTTGCTATTCTAAGTTTAGTAAATAGATCAATAGTTTCAATTAATCCTGTTCTGTTTTCGGTTGCGGCTTGGGTTAGCTGTCTGAATCTAGATTCTAATTCTTCGCTAGAGTCAGTAACAAGTTTTAATCTGTTTCTTAAATTTTCAAATTCAGCAGAAGTATTTTTTATTGTTCTTAATGCAATTCCTGTACCTAGAGTTATAAGTGCATTTCTTAGAGTAAATATACTAGCTCCTACACTTTTGATTGAGCCTTTTGTTTGATTAAGTTCTCTTCTGGCTTGTGAACCATCGGCAGTAATTTTGATTTTCATTTGCTCTGCCATTATCTTTTTTTCCTTAGTAGTTCCCTTTGTTTCATTTCATCATGCTTTATTTCATAATAAGCTAACCACATTGTAAACTCAAACTCATCCATTTGCAATATTTCGCTAACGGTCTTATGAAGTTTCTCTGCTAGGAACATGACGGATCTGATCTCTCCGTCTTCTTTTATTTTTTTTTAAGCTCTTCTACAGTGGGTGATAGTAATATTTGATTGGCTAAGTCTATGACAATATCAGCCTGTGCTTTTCGCTTGAAGCGTTCTTTATCTTCAAGTCCAAACATTTTTTCGCCATCTTTATTTTCACATTTTTGAATAATAACTTCAATCGCTGATAATACAGGATTGTCATTATTACGAAGTTTGTTTCTTTCAAGAATATTATAAGGTTTGACGAAAATAGCATTATCGCCTTCAAAACCCCACTCTGGTATTTCAATCTTCTTTACAGGAAGACTATCCCAGTGTTCTCTTATTCCTTTAAAATAATCTGCTGACACTAAAAACTAATTATACTGTTAGTCTTGAAACGCCACCAGAAAATTGCACTGTGAAAGTACGAGCGATAATATCGTCCATGCTTACTGATGCATCTTCACCTGTAATAATCGCAGTACCAGAAAAATATTTGTCAGAGCTATCTGCTCCTTCTGGATATAATTCTAAAGTTACTGAGTTTCCAGGAATGAGTGCCTCTTGACCTGAATCAGTTCTATCATAGTGTACTTCTACAGTAGCAGTAGCATCGCCTCGTAGAGCTTTATATGATTTGTTTGAATCAGTTAGTGCAGTATCTTCAACTGTATCTGCAGTCATATTTAAAGTAAAATTTTTCACTTCACCTAAAGTGCTTCCACCTACTTTTACAACTCCTGCTTGTCCTGTTGCTGTTGCCATGTTTTACTCCTCTTCTTTATCTTGTTCTATAATCTTTTTTGTTTTCGGTCTAGTCTTTTCTTCTTCTTTTTTATAGCCTTGACTTAGGTAGAAATCAAGATTTTCACTATCTGTTTCTATAAAATCTTTGCCATTAGGAAAGAATATTTTAATTTTTTTAGCCATTACGAACTCCCTCTAGTAAATTCATACAATACTCTTACCACAATTCTTACTCCACCATAAGGAAATAATACGCCCTCATCTGTGTTAGCTTCAATCATCTGTGTATGTAAAGCATTGCCACCTCTAGTTATATCGTTATCTAAAGTTTCTTCAACTACTTCTATTAATTGGTTTCTTAAAGTATCTATATTAGAAGTTGTTCCTTTAACAAATCCTACAATGACAAAATCTATATTAGCTGATCTTTTTCCACTACCTACGCCTCCTAGAGTGTGAAGTTCTCTAGTTTCATCTCCAGATTGAATATAAACTGCTGGGAATTGTGCTTGTGCTAATTCTTCTGGTTTGAAAGGCTCACGCTGTATAAGTTTGAAAGTAATAGGCGAACTAACTGCTGTAAGTTTTGTTATAATATCTCCAGCTATATTTTCTCGTTTACTCATCTTATCCTTGCTTCTTTACTAAATGTTTTTTCAAATACGTTAAACAATCTTCTTTCTTCTGTTTTAGCAATACCAAAAAAAGGACGTCTTGGCAACTTACCTTCACCTGTATGATGTCTAAATGCTTTTTCAGATTCGGCAGCTCTAAGAAAAAATATTTCTCCTGTTGAACCTCTAACCCTAAATGACATTGCACTAAGCATAAGACCATCTAATACTAAATCAACAAACTTATTCTTTTTTCTTTTGAAAGCGTCAGATTGTTTATAGCTTTCAGAATATTTAATAAATCTACCTCCACCTAACTTTTGACCTTTTCTAGTTCTTTGATCTATTATTTGACGACCTAATGCACTTGCTTTAGCTAGGCTTCTTCTAGTAGCAGTTGGAAACTTATTTATTACTGATTTAAATTTACTATCTATTTTTACAGTATTGGCTTGTACATTTATTTTTACAGCCATTGATCATCTTTGTAATCTTAAATTATGTATCGGCTCTTTTTCACTAGCTTTAATAGTTCCTGATGAGTCCTCGTCATATTCTACGCCATCACGTAGCACAGCTTGAAACTCTTCAGCATATTTTGATCTATAGTAATCCATCTGTACTTGAAAACTATCTTTACCTTCTCCTGTATCTGGGTCTCTAAACTTTGATAGCATTGGAAATATATATTCTCCTAATGCTTTGTAACAAACTGATCTTCTCCATTGAGCTGGAGTGAGTTTGGAGTTTTGTAATTCTAATGTTGTAACTTTTGTAATGTCTTTATATCTAACAGTGTGTCTGTATCTTTCCCACCATTCTTCACGTACTTGTCTAATAACATCGTCCTCTGCATGTTGTAGTTGTGTATCAAAACTACTGATACCGAAACTAGCAATATCTGGTTGATATTCTTGCACATGGCTTAATGCTACTGAAAATACTGAAGTTGCCATTATTTACTTTTTTTCTTTTTTGGTTTTTTTTCTGTTTTTTCTACAGGGCTATAACCTTTCATCTCCCAATAGTTTAAGTTTTTTTTGTAATCATCTTCCTTACGTTCAATGATCTTATCGCCTTTTTTTAATTTAATCATGCTCATAATTTACCTCGTTTAATGGGGAGGATAAACCTCCCCACATAAAAGTTATTAGTTGATTACTGATTCGTTTAGCATTTCAATGCCATACGTATCATGAATCTCACCTACGCCATACACTGCAGTAGCGACGATTTCGTCAGCTCTGAGTGAAGCATCACGTTGGCTCTCAATCTTTAGATCTTGCATCATAGCTAGAGCTAAAGCGTCTTGAGAAAATACTCCACCTTTACAGTTATCTGTATCAGTAGTACCGTCAACGTTTGATGATTCAAAAATTTGAACACCAGCGATCTGTCCAATAAAGCCAGTTCTCATAGCTTCATTTTGTAGATCACCACTTGCTGGGTTTACGAAAGTATTTGTTAGTGATTTTTTCACATTGTAAATTACTTTCGGATTGAATACGCCATAGTAAGGTCCAGGTACATTAGCTTGTCTTAAAGTAGCTACTGCCTTGAAAATATTGTCTATAGTTAATTCAGTTCCAGCTCCACCGATGCTTGTTGAAAAACCATCAAACAATGCAGTTAGATCTGTGTCAATTTTTTTTGCGATTGCTTCGCCAAATAATCTACCGACATCAGCCGCAACATTTCTTGGTGCAGAGTTTCTCGCTAGATCTGTTAATGTAGTCATGATTCCTACTTCTGACGCTGTAATAGTTACAGAAGTTGGGTTCACGGCTGTGTTAGTTAAGTCTGTTGCTTCGTTTACAGCACTCGCACTTACTGATGAATAAATCGGTACTTCTACAGATTTTCCACCACCAGCGATTGTGTAATTACGAACTAGACCTCGCATTATTGATTGCTCTTGAGCAACAAACAACGCTTCCTGTACTATCTCTGTATACAGCTCCGACAGGGTTGAGCTGGTCGTTTCGTTAGCCATTTCGTATTACTCCTTTTAGCTTCGTGTTAAATCAATGACAGTGGGTTTACCATCCCTTTCCTTCTTATATTCAGCGTAACGCTTTCTATCTTCTGGCTTTGTCATATCTAAGTCCGCAATATTAAATGGCTTTGCGTCAACCGTACCCACATTCGCCTTACTCCCAGACCCTCTAGGGGTTGCCGATTGGAAGTGAGGATTCTGCGTAATGAACTCTGAAACATAATCGTCAATGCTTAAAAGTTCTCCTTCTTTATTATAGCGTGGTTGATTATTTTCCGCAAGTACTTCTACTCTACCATCATCGCCTAATCTAACATTAGTTCTAAGTAGATCAGAAACTTGTTTAGGATTAATCGCTTTATGTTTAGATGCAGAAGTTAATAATGAACCATCTATTTTAATACTTTCTATTTCTGATTTAAGTTTTTCTATTTCAGAATTAGATTTGTCAGCTTGTTGTTTAAGTATGTCCTCAAACTCACCTCGCTTTTTTTGTTCCTCTAATTTAATTTTTTCTTTTTCCTCTTTTAGATTTCTAGCCTCATCAGGATTGATACCCTCATAAAGTTTTTCATACTTTGATCTTTCTCTAGCTAGTCTTCTCTCAATGATTTTATCAACCTCACTTTGTGATATGAGAGCTTCTTTCTCTTTAGGCTCTTCTTTAGGTTGCTCTTGTGTTTCTACCTGTTCTTTGTTCTCCATCTCCGTTTTTTGCTCGTCAGCCATAATAAACTCCTTTTTTATAAGTATATATTAATTTTTATTCATCTACAATAGGCAACCAATGATGTCTACAGTTGTAACCACCTCTAACAATAAATGGATCTCCTTCAGCTTTGCCTTCCCAATTTCTTTTCCAAATACTTCTGATTTCGCCCTCATCGTATATCCTATCAAGATGTTCAACACAATGAGGTCTAGATTCTTTGACTAGTGTTCCAGCATATTGAAACTTTTCAATACCAGCTTCTCTAGATTTATAAATTGTAAACTGTCCGTCAAACTGCATGAGAGAGTCGTGAACTATCTGTCTTGCTGAACCTCTAAAAGTTCTGCCTCCTCTATCTAATGTTCCTGTTATAGCTCCTTTTAGATCTTGAACTAAATCATCAAAAGGTCGTCCAGCTATTGCGTTTTGATATGCTATACTACTAATCTTTTCAAAGTATTCATTAGCAACATCTTCAAAACCAGCAAACGCTTGATACTTCAGTTGGGTTATAACATTCCTATCTACCCTTGTTAGAAACTTGAATTCATCTGGCACATTCAATCTACCAAACTCGTCTAGGAACTCTTTCACAATCTCGTCATAATCTCTTACGAAAGCGTCAACCTGTGTTACATAAGTGTCTTGTATTAACTGTCTTATGTTTGTTCTAAGCTCTATTGCTATTTGAGTTGATAGTATTGCTTCATCATCAACAGCACTTGTAATTAATGCTACGATTCTGTTTTCTAAATTTTCTAAAGTTCTAAGTAGTTGTTCTTCGTGTTTATCTAATAGCTGGTCTAATATTGCCTCTCTGCTCATGATCCATGTTTATATACATTTTTAGTATGACAGGCAACCAATGAGGTACACTAGACTTACCAGATATGTATCTGTTAATCTTTATACGTTGATAAGGTTTTAGATTACTTGTGTT